GTAAAGATGTCAAAAACAGTTAAAAGAGTTGGTTGTTCAAATCTAAAAACAATTATTGAAGACGATAAACTTATTTTTAATGACTACGAAATTATTAGTGAACTTACTACTTTTATTCAAAAAAATCAATCATTTGAAGCAGAAGAAGGATGCAATGATGATTTGGTAATGTGTTTAGTAATTTTTTCTTGGTTAGTTGTTCAAGATTATTTTAAAGAAATGACAGAGAACGATGTCCGTAAAAGAATATACGAAGACCAAAAAGAGCAAATAGAACAAGACATGTCTCCATTTGGATTTATTACTGATGGATTAAATGAAGAAACTTCTTTTGTAGATAAAGATGGGGATAGATGGCACACTGATGAATATGGTGATGTTTCTTATATGTGGGAGTACCGATAAAGTTGGTAATTTATAAATACTTTTAGGTAAATGAAGTTTCTTCAGAGGGAAAGGCATGTCGTTAAATTTAGTATCTCCAGGAGTCAATGTTAGAGAAGTTGATTTAACAATTGGAGGAATTACTGCGTCGGAGAATCAAATTGGTGCAATCGCAGGACCATTTTCTAAGGGACCAGTCAATTCTCCATATTTTATACCAAATGAAGATGAGTTACGTAAAACATTTGGAAAACCAATATCTGATAATGCTCAATATGAATATTGGATGAGTGCATCATCTTATCTTTCGTATGGTGGGGCATTGAGAGTCATTAGAACAGATGGTACAAATTTAAACAATGCAAATGCTGGAGTTAGTGTAGCATCTACAACTGCAAAAATTAAATCATATGAAGATTTTATTGATAATCATTCTACTGCAACTAGTTGGTATTATGCTGCTAAAAATCCAGGAAGTTGGGCAAATGAATTAAAAGTTTGTGTGATTGATTCTTTTGCGGATCAAATTATTTCAGGTATTAATACTACCAGTATAGCAGTTGGATACGGAGTAACTCAAACGATTGCAGGAAGAGTTGTTGCTGATGTTGGAACTACTTCTGTTAGTTCAGGTATTTTGAGAGGAATAATTACTGGTGTTGGTGCTAGTGAAATATATGTAAAGATAGTAGATAGAGTATCTGGAGGAATTTCTACCTTAACTGATTATGTCGAAAGAAGTTCATACGAATTCAAATCTCCACAATCATATAATGTTACGACAACAGTCGGAATTGCAACAACGACTGGAGAACTCAATGAAAGCTACGATGCTTCAATTGCAGGAATCACCACAACAAGTATTGCAGTTGGTGATATAGTTACAGCTACTGGAACTGCAAGTACTTATATTACTTTATCACCAAGTACGACGGTTTCAGCTATTGGAATAAGTACAATTTTCTTAAATCAATCTATTAATAATCAAGTTCCTTCTTTAGTCGGAATTGCAACAACGACTGGAGGACTCAGTGAACTCTACGATTCTTCAATTACAGGAATCACCACAACAAATATTGCAGTTGGTGATATAGTTACAGCTACTGGAACTGCAAGTACTTATGTTTCTGCAAATACGACGGTTTTAGCTATTGGAATAAGTACAATTTTCTTAAATCAATCCATTAATAATACAGTAGGTTTAGGAACAACTACTTTTATATTCGCAAGAACTTCACTCATAGGGTTAGGAACAACTACTTTTATATTCACAAGAACAACTACTAGTGTCGATTCTGCAACTAATGCAATCGGAATTGTATCTACAACAGCAGGAGTTGCTACTATTACTTCAGCTACTGTTAGTGACTGGTATGACCAACAAACTCTTGGTCTTACGAATTCTACAGTTTACTGGAAATCAATTGCGAATAGACCATCAACTTCTCAATATGTAAATGAAAGAAATGGCAGAAATGACGAAATTCATATTGCAGTTGTTGATGACACTGGTGTAGTGACTGGTATTGCCGGAAATATTTTAGAAAAGTACTTAAGTCTTTCTAAAGCACTTGATGGAAAAATATCACCATCTGAAGCAATATACTATAAGGATACTATCACAAATAATTCCCAGTATATATTTCCAGGGCACAAAGATAATGGGTCTGCAACTGGATTTACTTCTGCTGCAACTTATGTGCCTACTGCTGTTGGAAACTGGGGACAAAATGCTCAAGGTTTGAATTTCTCAGTAGTAGGGAAAAAAACATATAATTTGACTGGTGGTAAAGATTATTCTGGAACAAATAATGTTGGAGGATATTCGGCAACTCAAGAAAATATTATTAGTTCTTATGAAATTTTATCAAATCCTGCAGAATATCAAATCAATTTCTTAATTAATGGTCCTTGTGGGGGAGCAACAGTTTATGAATCGCAAGCAAAAGCAAATAAATTGATTCAACTTGCCAATTTGAGAAAAGATTGTATTGCTGTAATATCTCCGCATAGAGCAGGTGTTGTGAATATTACAAATACAGAAACTCAAACGAATAATATTATTGAGTTTTTTGGTCCACTCCAATCATCTTCTTATGCAGTATTTGATAGTGGATATAAGTATATGTTTGACCCCTTCAATAATACATTCAGATATATTCCCTGCAATGCAGATGTTGCCGGATTGATGGCTAGAACATCGATTAACCAATTCCCTTGGTTCTCTCCTGCTGGAGCATCTAGAGGAGCAATCAATGGGGCTGTGAAACTTGCATACAATCCTTCAAAACCACAAAGAGATCGTCTTTATCCGAAGAGGATCAATCCTATCACATTTGTGCCTGGTGCTGGTATTATTCTTTTTGGTGATAAAACTGCATTATCTTATGCTTCAGCTTTTGATAGAATTAATGTTCGTCGTTTGTTCCTTACTATTGAGGAATCTATCGAAAGAGCAGCAAGAGCACAGCTGTTTGAGTTTAATGATCTAATAACTAGATCTAATTTTATTAATATTGTTGAACCATATCTTCGTAATGTAAAATCAAAAAGAGGAATTACTGACTTTTTAGTAATTTGCGATGAATCAAATAATACCCCGGATATAATTGATTCAAATCAATTTAAAGCTGATATTTTCGTAAAACCAGCAAGATCTATCAACTTCATCGGTCTTACATTTGTTGCTACTCGCACGGGTGTAAGTTTTGAAGAAGTAGTAGGTTCAGTTTAACTTATTCAATAGGAGAATACTAAAATGGCTCAAACACCAGGTTCCGCACAAACAGTACAAGGAGGAAACATTTCATCATTAGAAAGAACTCTTACAGATTTTAGAGCAAGAATGGTTGGGGGAGGGACAAGATCTAATTTATTCGAATGCGAAATTAATTTTCCAGAACTTGCATTAGGTCCTTTAACCGTTGATGCAGCTGAGTTATCGAGAAATACTAGATTTTTAATTAAAGCAGCAAATCTTCCTGCATCTACTCTAGGTGTTATTGATGTTCCATTTAGGGGCAGAAATCTCAAAATTGCCGGAGATCGCACATTTGATCCTTGGACAATTACTGTAATCAATGATACTGATTTTTCAATTCGCAATGCTTTTGAAAGATGGATGAATCTTATCAATAAACATCAAGATGCTGCTGGAAAAATAAATCCATCAGATTATCAACAAGATGCATTTATATATCAACTTGGAAGAGCCAATCACAATAATGATGGTAATAAATCAGATAATATACCAGTCCTCAAAACATATAAGTTTCATGGCGTATTTCCAAGTTCTGTGAGTGCAATTGATGTTTCATATGATTCTTCAGATACAATTGAAGAATTTACAGTAGATTTGCAAGTTCAATGGTGGGATACTTATCCAGGAAATACTACTAATTCTATGCTCGGAACAACTGAGGATGTGAATGAAAAACCCGGCAACACGGGAGTTGGAGCCGTCTAAATAGTAAAAAGTAATTAATTAATTGATGGCTAAATTATTTGGATTCAAAATACAAGATACTGGAGTAGATAAGTCAAAAAAACTTATTTCTCCAGTTCCTTCTAATGAAGAAGATAAATCTGATTATTATGTACAAAGTGGTTTTTATGGGCAATATGTAGATATAGAAGGTGTTTATAAAACCGAACAAGATCTTATAAGACGATATCGTGAAATGTCCCTTCATCCCGAATGCGATAGTGCAATTGAGGATGTAGTAAATGAAGCAGTAGTATCAGATTTGAACGATTCTCCTGTAGAAATTGAACTTACAAATTTGCCTGCATCGGATAAATTAAAACAAATTATTCGTGATGAATTTAAATCCATCAAAGAAATTATGGATTTTGATAGAAAATCTCATGAAATTTTTAGAAATTGGTATATAGACGGAAGAATATTTTACCATAAAGTAATTGATTTCAATAATCCTTCTGCTGGTATTCAAGAAATAAGATATATAGATCCACTCAAAATTAGATTTATTCGTAAAGCAGAACTATCTGGACCGAATGCAAATTTTTCAAGTGTATTGAATAGAGGAAAAGATTCACTCGAATTAGTTCAAGCACCAAAAATAGAAGAATATTATTTGTATGACCCAAATGCTTCAGTTGGAAATAGTGGGTCTATTTCTTTTCATAGTGATTCTAAAAGTGTAAAAATATCAAAAGATGCAATTACTTTTGTAACATCTGGTCTTGTAGATCGCAACAAGCAGTCTATCTTATCATATCTTCATAAAGCAATCAAAGCACTCAATCAACTAAGAATGATTGAGGATTCTCTTGTAATATATCGTCTTTCGAGAGCACCTGAAAGAAGAATATTCTATATTGATGTAGGAAATCTTCCTAAAATTAAAGCAGAGCAATATCTTCGTGATGTAATGAATCGATATCGCAACAAATTAGTTTATAATGCAGATACAGGAGAAATTAAGGATGATCGTAAATATATGGCGATGCTTGAGGACTTTTGGTTACCTCGACGTGAGGGAGGACGAGGAACTGAAATTACTACACTTCCAGGTGGACAAAATTTAGGGGAACTTGCAGATATTGAATATTTCCAAAAGAAATTATACAAATCACTAAATGTACCTTCAAGTCGAATTGATGTTGGTGGTGGTGGGTTCAATCTTGGACGTTCTTCTGAAATTTTAAGAGATGAACTCAAATTTACTAAATTTGTAGGAAGACTCAGAAAAAGATTTTCTGAAGTTTTTAATGATATGCTAAAAACTCAATTAATTCTCAAAAACATTGTAACTCCACAAGATTGGGAAGTATTAAGAGAACATATTCAATATGATTTTGTCTATGATAATCATTTTTCGGACCTAAAAGAAAATGAACTTCGCAATGATCAACTTGGGGTTGTTGCTGCAATGGAACCATATCTTGGCAAATATTTTTCAGCGCAATATATTAGAAATAAAATATTAAAACAATCTGATACAGAGATGAAAGAAATTGACGAACAGATCAAAAAAGAAATTGAAAGTGGAATATTGCCAGATCCATCTCAGATGATTGATCCAAATACTGGAATGCCCATAGCAGGAGGACAACCAATGCAGGGAGGAATGGATCTGGGGAAACCAATTACAGAGCCAGATTTATCAAAATCAGAAAAAGCAACAGAAGTAGAAATGCCTAAAGGTGGCGAGATATAAATAGTTTATAGTTATTATATATTATAACACTATGGACGATTTAGTAGATATGATTGTTTCTGATGATTCCCCTTCAAAAATTTCAGATGCAATTAAGAATATTCTTTTTGCAAAAAGTACCGAAAGGGTAAATGCAGCAACACCTTATGTTGCTTCAAGTCTTTTTGGAGAAGAAGACACCGAAACTTATGATGATGATGATGAAGATGATGAGGAAAACTAATGGCTTTAAAAATTGTACAAACAGTTAATGCAGTAAATGCTACTGCTGGAACTGCAACAACATCTAATGCAATTTCTCTTCAATCTGGATATCTTCGTGTTTCTTGTGCATCAACTGCTGCTTATGTTCAGATTTCTGAAAATCCAGTAGCAACTGCAAATGATTTTATGATTGTTCCAAATAGTGCTGATGTTTTGAAACAAAGAATTGCAAGACAAAAAATCTCAGGAATTACTACAGGAGCAACAACAGTTGTCGAATTTGGCGAAAATAACGGAAATCCATTTATAATTGGTGACTATGTAACAATCTCTGGTGGTTCTCCCGCTGGAGTAAATACATCACATACACAAGTTACTGCGTTAAATGTATCATCAATTACACTAGGTTGGAATAGTTCCACTGTAACTGGAATTGCAGTTACAAATGCAATTATATCTAGAAGTGTAAAAGTTTCTGTTTTTTCTCCCGCAGCAACAACTGTAAGTATTGCAGAAGTCCAAACCGCATCAGTAACCTAAAATGAAACTCATCACAGAAGAAGTACAAAA